TTTGTGTAATGACACCATAGCATCCCCTTGGAGTATTTTCTTTACCACCAAGATGCAATCCTGAAATGGAAGATCCACTACCATGGGATATCATAACGGCACCACACAAACCACGGAAAGTGTTGATGGATAAGTTTTTATACTCACCACCAACAAAATCACAAACACCATTTGAAGTTAACTTTGGATCTGCCAATCCAACAGCTTCCTTCAAATTACCATCCTTAGCCCTCCACAACATCGTAAAATGATGTTCAGGCAAATTATCAAGTGGAAACCACTCAGTAAGGTCTTTGAAAGAACCTCCATTTGCTGAGTAGCACACCATCAAATCTGTGTTAGGAATACGGTAGCTGGATTTACGCGATAAGCGTGTGGCAAATTTGCCTCCAGCAGCGTTTGGGTTGCTTTTGCGAAATGTGACATCAAGCGTATCAACTTCAAAGTAGTGACTGGGTATGACAACAACATTGGACTTAACAAAAAGTCCATTCACCATCAATACTCTTTCACTATTTATGACCACCGAACCATATACCATGTTCTTTTGAACTGTATTTGCAAGTCTCTCTGCTGTTGTGCATTTGGACTTTTCTGCAAATGGTAATGGTCGGGTAACAACAGATGTCCAAGGATTAACTTCGGAATCTCTCGCATCAACTTCTTCTTGTGTGCGAGGTTCCAAAGAACCTTGTTCATTCATTGCGGTCCAACGTCGATAAACGCGTGCCATAGTGTAAAGTGCACCAACAATTGCAATCGATTTACAAATACCTTCGACATGTTTGTCTCGAAGCTCCTTCATCATAGGAGAAATTGTATTTCGATGCAAAAGTTCTTTGCGATACCCTTTCTGCACAATATCAGCCATAGCTTTCTGCCGTGTAAAACAAGCAGAAAATAATGCAACAGAAATGGGTGCGCTAGCACTCCGGTCAAGTTTCTTCACAGACAAACCCATTGCAGCCAAACATGTTGTCCACATCAAGCAACTTCGAGCGACATACCTTCTTTTCAACTTGGTATAGTCGCAAATTGCTAATGCTTTAACAAATTTGGGATTGTTCAACCATGGTGTGGGAACCATAGTCATCCAATCCCAATGCTTGGCAAAACGCTTTGCAGCTGTTAGAAGGGCCATCGAAACGACACCTTCAACAGCAGTTGAAGAGCCATACATATCGCCACACACACGGCGTGATACGATATCGTATGCTTGGTAACCTGAGTCTAGGATTTTATCCCCAAACTCATAACCAAATTGC